AAGTATAATTAAATTACTACTATAAATAAGTCAAGTACAAGAGGTAACATGTCTGATTTAGACATCGTATTAGTGCTCGCACTACCTGTATCATTCTTATCATTAGTGATAGGAATACTCGCAGGATGGGTATCCAGAGAATACATGATGAATTATCGAGAGATACCAAGACAACATCCTGAGATGTTTGATGTAAATGGGAACTTAGTTCCAGATGATATTGTAGCATTTAGATTTGAAAACAATTATGACAACGACAACGAAGAAGAAGACGACTAAAAAAGATCCACTTGAACTTCCATTAAAACCATTTGCCTTTGAGGTATTTCACCTTGCATCAAAGCAAAGGTCGAAAGCAAAGAAAGTTGAAGTCTTAAAAAGATATGAAGATCCATCTTTGAAAGCATTATTCATATGGAACTTTGATGAAACTATTATATCAGTTCTTCCAGAAGGTGAAGTACCATATACTGGATATGATGAACAAACTTCATATAGTGGCACATTAACAACAAGAATTTCAGAAGAAGTTCGTAAAATGCATGAAACAGGTTCTTTTTCAATGGGAACTAGTGATAAGCAAGGACACACTACGATTCGTAGAGAATTTAAAAACTTCTATCACTTTTTAAAAGGTGGTAATGATAGTCTTAATAATATTCGTAGAGAGACTATGTTCATCAACATACTTGAAGGATTACATCCATTAGAGGCAGAGATTATTGTTCTTGTAAAAGATAAAAATCTTGAAGAAAAATATAAAATTACAAAAGAAATTGTATCAGAAGCATATCCAGATATCACATGGGGTGGTAGATCATGACAACTAAAACTAAACCAGAACCAAAAGAAAAGAAAGAATTAATTTGGACAAGTCAAGAAAAAGAAAATCATAAGAGTGAGTATGGTTGTGAGATTATTGTAGAGAATGGAACTCTTGAACAAGTATCAACTACTAGCGCACCTACTGATGCGTGTATCGTTACTTATGAATACAACGAGAAGGTCTGTCGTGATCTCACTAGAGGTTCAAGAGTACATTTGTTTGATATGTATTATGATAAGTTTAAAACAGGTCTGAAGATCATAGACTATGGAAAGGGTACGATTAAACCTGCACTCTGGAAGTATAATAATGCACCGACCAAAACCAAAAAGCGAAAGTGATTTCAAATATATCGCAAAAAAAATTCCCCAAAATTTTTCGTGTGTAGGGTTTTTACGAAAACAAACCCATTATTTAGACGTAAAATCGTCATAAATCTAAAAACTTCCTAAAATTGTAACATAAAATACAAAAGTGCTTGCATATATACTGTGAATGTGTTAATATAGACACATCGTTCATCCAGATGATAGAACTCACACTACTGGCAACACTCCTTACTGAACATAATGCTTCCCATTGGGAGATGTCTTGTTCTGAATGGAACCAAAACAGAATTGAGATACTTAGCGATAGGAATCTTAACTCTGATGCTCACGAGTATCTTATAGATTACTTGAGAACTAAGGTGTCAGGTGATTGTGATGCTTATATTATCGGACGCAAGTAAGCCGACTCGGAACGGGTTCGTTCATCCTTATGATTGAAACTTTAATTGCTGCATCAACTGCTGTTACTACAATAGTTACAGTATCATGTACAGATATCAATACTCTTGTTGATCGTGCTAAAGTCTATCCTGACCTTAGTGTAGAAGAGAGACAGGAAATTATTGATTTGTATTATGATTTTGGTGAATCATATGGGTTATATTGTAAGGACGCAAAAGCCGACTGAAGGAACGGGATTTAAAAACCCTACTACTTTAGGAGCAAACCAAATGGCACAAGTCACATACCGTGGTGTTAAGTATGACACCGACAGGAACAAAGATCAGCAATCAAGCAAGGTCGATTTAACTTACCGTGGTGTAAGATTAGAAAAAGAACTTACAAGTACTAAGTGATTGAAGTTATTGAGATTATGGTAGCATCTGCTATCTTTCTCACAATCATAACTGCTGAAGTTCAATTCCTGTATGGAAAATAAAGTCAGAGGGTGCTTGACACCCTCTTTTTTTGTTATATAATATGGAAGACAAGGATAACATTATGATCCACTTTAATAAAAAAGAAATTGATAAAATGGTCAAGGCATGTGAGTATTATAAAAATATCATAACGGATGGAGAGAGTTTTCTCGAAACCAATAAACTTTTACACAAACTAAAGTACTACGAAGAAGAGAACTGTTGACAAAGAGTATAAATACCTATATAATACTGTAAGTATATTTACCTAAGTCAATGCAGCATTTTTTATTCGTTAGTATCTTACTTGTATACACATACTATGGTGATGTTGTACAGAGAGTAGTGTTTGCGTAAAGTTTTATAAATACTTGTAACACAACTTTACAATCATAGCAATGCTCCCCAGAGATTTAATCTACAAGGTCAATAATATTCCAGTTGCATCCCATGGGATACTTGAATTTGTATTGGTGTTAGGTATTGGTATAACAGCAGGTTCATTAGGCATTATATGAGTTTATCAACAAAGAAAGCAGCAAAGAAATTAATAAAGGTTGCCAAAGAGCATCCAGAATGGTATACTGAACAGGAAGTTTGGTATGCTAAACAAATTAAGTATCATGAAAAAGCGAAACCTAAAAAAGATAGTAAAGGATCTTAAAGTTTTACTAGAAGAATTAGAGAGCGAAGTATATTCAGATCCAAGTGCATATGTTCACCCATGGTATGAACAAACTGAAGGACCTCGTGTAGGTGTGTCGGAGGATGATGATGGATATCCAGAATGAATTTATTAAAGCATCCTTTGTTTCAGATCAATATGATATTGATTTGTTCTCTTATATTCATAGAGTTAATGCATGTTAATTATCATAGAACAACACCACCTTGTCAGGCAGAACTAACAAACGAATACTAAAGCGATTATAAGTTGTATAATTAATACTAATAATAATTATTAATCTATGTTATCTACCGCATATCGTCTACGGTTAGTAGAAATCTGCAAATCAATTGCATCAGGAACAGAAGTAAGTATGGAAGATATGATATGGGCAACGAAATTAGCAAAAGCAAATACATCTGCAAGAGGGATGTTATCATCAGCAAGAAGATTATCAACAGATAGCGACTCAACTTTTCTTAAGTACTTGGACATAGGAAACTCCGATCCAAGGAAACATACTAGGGGTTTCCAAAAACCAGAAGATGTGGTAGAATGGTTTCATCAAGAAAGGTCTGACGACTGGAGGCAAAGAGATTAATGATCCCATTTTTATTTTCAATGGCAGGTTTACTAAACCTATTGTTTTATATTTTTGCTGTTGGATTTCTAATCTCACTAGGACTAGAACAATGGTTAAAGTTCAGACCTTTATCCGCTGATGCATCAATGAATGAGAGGAATCAATACATTGTGCAAAGCAACAGAAAATACTGTTGGAGACAAGCATGGATAACTAATTTGTATTGGTTTCTATGTAACGTAGGTTTGTATTTCATCTCAAGAAATATGCAGACACCAACAGATACATTTTGGAATGGTATATGATTTTACCAGGCACAACTGTTACAATTGATAGCCCAAACTCAATATATAATGGGTATACTGGATTTGTTCAGAGATGCACAAAGAAAACTGCATCAGTTCTGTTTGATAACTATTCTCCTTGGGAGAAACTTATCACTTTCAGAATATCTGAATTAAGAGAAGGTGGCAACATCCCTAAATCAAAGAACTATTAATGATTATCTTCTCCTTTATTATTTCATTGTTTGCTAATCATCTACCTGTAATGTACGTTCAAGTACCACAGTGGGCAGATGATTGGGCAGTGTGTGCAGTAGATATACCTGACGCTAAGTGTCATTGGTATGTTGTATCACCTGACAATACATTTGGTGAAGGATTTGATTGGGAAGCAGCACCTTGGTTTGATGCTAACGGATTAAATGACGTAGCACCTATGCAAAAAGAAACAGTGGTACAAAAATTACAACATTAACATTATGAAAGATCAAGCATCAGTAGGAGCAGAATCTGCTGCTATCAAATACGATAGAGCAGTGTCTCTATTCACAGAGTCAGTAATGAAACCAGACCACGACCTTCGTGGTTGTGCACATAACCAAGGGTGCTATGATGAACTGATGGAGATACAGTGAACACGTTTTAGAATATCTTAAAACTTTAAAAGAAGTCACACATCACACCAATCCAGATGAGAGTGATGAAATAGAAACTGCAAAATTAATTGCAGCAAAGGACAAAACAGATGTAGAATCTCTACCATATACAAAGTGGAGATAGATGAGCGACGTTAATTTTAACGAACACAAAGTGTTTCGTGAGACAGAAGATGTTATCTTCTATGATATATCAGTTGAAGAATCAAATGCTGCTGACCTTGTAGTACACTCAGGTCCTGCTGTGTCACCTCCACCTGATTGTGTAGGAGGTAAACAGTTCTACATTCATAGTTTTCAAGACGATTGTAATCGTGTAGTATCGGGTGAGAGAACCTTTGAGTTGATTAATAGAGATTGGAAGAATCAATACCATATAGTACATCTTAATAGACACAGTGGTGCTTTAGTAATACCACGTAATACATTTCATAGGTCAGTGTCAGGTAAGGATGGATCAATAGTAATCAATCAAGCAACAAGGTATCCTGGTTTCGATCCTCATGCTGAGTTCTATCCAGTATCCACAGCAGAGAACAGAGATTTATATAATATACTAAGAAATGTTAATCCTGTTATACATACCTTAGGTGAGTAAATCAAAACAAATGGATCAAGATGAAGCGATGTTCGGTGCTGAGGTAAAACCAAAGAAACCAAAAACAAAAACAAATTGGACTAAGATAGGTGTTATAATTGTTAGTACACTAGTTGGTCTTTCACATATTGGTATGATTGGTACGATTGCCAATCGTAGAACTACAAAACTACCAGAAATTAATCTACCTGTAGGTCCTTATACTTCTTATAAGGTTGAAGCAAGTAAAGAAGGATATAAGATTGCTTATAAATCAAATGACCCGAAAGTCATGTATACCACTAAGGATATTAAAAAGAAAGGTGGTTTCCTAGGACTTTCAAACAACACTCAGAAGAGTGTAGAAGAGTATACAATGACTGGAGATGTTCATAATAGTCCAGAGTCATTACAAGGAACTAAAGGTACTTTAAAATCAGAAGCATGTATTGAAGCAATCGGTGCTGCAAAAGGAACAGGTAAACTTGTAGGTACTAGTATGGGTGCTGCTGCTGCTCCTGCTGTATCAGGAATACCATTCGTAGGTTGGGTTGCTGCAGGTTGGATAGCAATGTTCGGTGGCGATCAAGGTGCACAGATAGGTGGTAACATGGCAGAAGATCTCAACAAAAACTGTTAGATATATATTAAGTAACAAAACTTAACATATAAATGCCTGTAACACTCTCTACATTAAAGATGGTAGGGTTAATACTAGTAAATGTGACAGTATTGACAACAGTAGTGATGCTAACCCTACAAAATGTCATCAAAGAATAACTTGACAACTCTTTAGTATAGTGCTATACTAAATACTATCATAACAAAGGGATCGAAAGATCGTGCCCCTGCGTATGTAAAAGTTTCCCATGTCGGGGAAGCTATCATCCGCAAGGGTTTTTTATTGCCTTGCGAGATAACTCAAACAAACATGTCTTTTAAATCAACAATCGCTGCAGTAGCAGCAACTCCTCTTCTAGTATCTGGTGCAGCTTTTGCTGGTCCATATGTCAATTTGGAAGCAAGTGGTTCATATCCTGATGGAGCATATACATCTGGTGCATTAGAAGCACAGGTCGGATACGAAGGAGAAACACCTAGTGGACTTGGATGGTACGTATCTGGTGGTCCTACAGTGACTCACACAGAATCTGCTGACGAGTTCGGTGACGTTGAACTAATAGGATACCTTGGTGGTTCTTATGATAAGTTCTATGGAGAAATCTCTGGCGTAACTGCTGAAGATAACATTGACTGGGGTGCTAAAGCAGGTGTGAAGTTCACATTCTAAATAACTCTGGTTCGAGATGGATCAATTATGAGGGGTGCTTGACACCCCTCTTTTTATTTGCTATTATAAATTCGCCTTTATATAAATTAAATTAAAAGCACTAAAATAGAAGCATGTTAAGCAACATTACTGTGTATTCCAAGGATAGATGTCCTTATTGTCAAAAGGTTTGTGAATTATTTGATAGTTTAGAAGTAAATTATGTGGTGTACAAACTAGACACACACTTTGATAGACACGCTTTCGTAGAAGAATTTGGTGGAGATGCTACATTTCCTCAAGTTACAATAGGCACCCTTAGAATAGGTGGGTCTAAAGAAACAGTTACTTATTTAAAAGAACATGGATTGGTATGAAGACGAATTCTACCCCTTGGTAGAACGTGCTATCGAAGAGTCCTTTAATGACAGGTACTTATTCAATTGTTATCAGTACCTCAAAGGAAACAAAGCAACTAAACCACAGGTTAGAAGGTTCTGTGAGAGTTCAACAGCAGCAGAACTAAGTCAAACAACTCTTGAACTAGAGCAGTATATTAAGGGAGGAGATCCTACTCTACGTGAAGCTTATGGTCACATACCCAAACCAAAAGCACGTAAGATTAAAACTTATCTTTATAAAATTTTAGAGGATGCATGGAAGTATGAACTCGAACGAAAACCAGGAAGGAAACCCAAAAAAAGAGGTCGGAAAGTTCTCTCTAAATAAAGGTGAGGAGTTCATGCTTCGTAGGAGGTCGAGCAAAGAACCAAAAAATGACGAGACAGTACTAGTTTTACAGCAAGGAGGTAAAGTCATGGATATGGCAGTTGTTCTTACCATGTCTACACTGATGGTAATTGGTGGGACAATTATGGGTTTTATAATTGGTTGGTTTGCTAATACTTATTATCTCAATTACATCGAAGCTCTTGAGGAGAAAGAAGATGATGAAGAACTCGTTAAAATACAAGGACATCCAGAAATGATGGATGGCGATGGTAATCCCATTCCATTTCAAGTAGCAAAACTTATCAGCGTCGAATTTGAACCAAAGGATGCATTTACTAATGACCCCTTTACAGATTCGGATGATTGATATATAATATTACTATTGACATAGAATTATGAAACTTTTGATTTCTGAAATTATTAGGAAGGCATCTAATGCCAAAACTAAAGCAGAGAAGATTAAGATACTACAAGACAATAATAGTCAAGCACTACGTTCAGTTCTCAAGTGGAACTTTGAACCTGCTATTGTATCTGACTTACCAGAGGGTGATGTACCATTTACAAGGAATGATGCACCTATGGGAACCGAGCATACAATGCTTGAGAGAGAAGCAAGGAATCTTTGGAGATTCATTAAAGGTGCTAACTCTCTTAGTAGATTTAAACGTGAACAGTTGTTTGTTCAAATGCTAGAAGGACTTCATGAAAGTGAAGCAGATATAGTATGCCTTGTTAAGGATAAGCAATTGCATAAGAAGTATAGAATTACTAAATCAGTTGTAACCTCAGCGTTCCCTAACATCCAGTGGTCTGAATGACAACAGAAGTTAAACCCCCTAACAAATCACCAGAACCTTTACTAAAGTTTAGTGAGGATGATTCTTACAATTATCAGATCAAAGTGTTTCTTCAAAACATTAAACCTGAGAGCGTTGATCCTAATAAATATCCACAAGGCACTGCTTTAGTTGAATATACTATTGGGTCGGAGACAATCCATGACTTAGTGATGTCTCAGAAGAGTTCAAACATCTTCGATGCATATTATGATAAACTCAAAACATTGGGTGGCAAACTATTGAAAATTAATAGTTGGTATGGTACAATCAGTCCAAAACTTTGGAATGCAAATCCAAAACCTAAATCTCGTAGAGGCAAACGCAATGGATGATTACGAAATCAAAGCAAGAGAAGTATGTATGACTTCCTTGTCTCATTCTAAGGTACAGTTTGACAATAAAGCATATACTTTTTGTCAAAAAGCAATTGATGTAGGTGACATCAAATGGAATACTTCTGAGGAAGATATCAAAACCATGTACGGTTATTACAAAGACCAAGGTTTCATTTAATTTATGGTAAAACTTATTAGTATTACTCCTGATGCTGAAAAGACAATGGGGTTCATCGCTAGGGTATCTAATCCTAAGAACCAAGAGAACCCAAATGTATCAGGACTGTTGAGTTATTGTATCAAACATCAGCATTGGTCTGTGTTTGAGCAAGCACATATGACTTTAGAAATCGAGACAACTAGAGGTCTCGGTGCACAGATCTTGAGACATAGATCTTTTACATTCCAAGAATTTAGTCAGAGATATGCTGACACTAACATGTTAGGAAGCATACCTATACCAGATTTAAGGAGACAAGACAAAACCAATCGCCAAAATTCTATCAATGATATCCCCAAGAATCAGAAGGAGAATCTCCAAAAGAACATTGCTCGTTACTTCGCTGAAGGAATTGATCTTTACAATGAACTCATTCGTGAGGGGATTGCGAAGGAATGTGCGAGATTTGTTCTCCCGTTAGCAACACCAACCAAGATTTATATGACAGGTAGTATACGTTCTTGGATTCACTACATAGAATTACGTTCTGCTCATGGTACTCAGAAAGAGCACATGGATATAGTAGAAGATTGTAGAACTGTATTTAAAGAACAGTTACCTGTAGTATCGGAGGCATTATCATGGTAGAGGACTTTGCAAAGCAAATTAAAGTAGGTACTAAAAAGTCACACTCTGCAGCAGAGAACACTAAGTTCGTTGCATCATTCCTGAGAGGGGTTGTAAACAAGGAGAGTTATAGAACCTTAGTTGCTAACCTATACTTCGTTTACACTGCCTTAGAGGACGTTGCAGAGCACTTAAAAGAGAACGATGAAGTGAGTCCATTATTGTTTGATGAACTAAAACGTCATAAGTCATTAGCAAAAGATTTAGATTACTTTTATGGAGAAGGGTGGCATGAAAACATATATCCTAGTCCTGCTACCAAAAGATATATTGATAGGATAAGAGAGATTGGTCGTCAAGAACCATACCTATTCATAGGACACCATTACACTAGGTACATGGGTGATCTATCAGGTGGGCAGATACTTAAAGGTATTGCAAAGAGATCATTGAAATTAGATGATGAAGCATTTAATTTCTATGAGTTCAAAGATATACTTAATCCAGTTGACTTTAAAAATAACTATAGGGGTACATTAAATTGTTTGCCCTTGACACAAACGCAAGTTGATGCCATAATAACTGAAGCAAATTATGCTTTCAGATTAAACATGTATATGTTTGATGAGTTAGCAGGTGATGCTGCTAAATCAACACTACAAATTATCCTAGGATTCCTAGGAGATTTCTTATCAGAGATGATTGTATCTAAGAGGTTTAGGTAATGCCACTTTATGAATTTAGAAATAAAGAGACAGGAGAAATCACCGAAGAACGGATGTCTTTTACTGTCTTAGATAAATATAAGGAGGATAACCCTCACTTAGAGCAATATCATTCCACTTATCCTGGTTTGGTTGCTGATGCTCATGTAAGAGACAAGAGACCAGATGGTTTCAAAGATGTTCTTAAGAGTATTAAGAAAGCAAATCCTGGTTCAACTATCGACACTTCCTTTACAAGCAACATCTAAATGCCACGTAGAAAGAAAACTTCTGATTTCGATTTCGTAAACAGTTCCCCTAAGAAGATGAGACGTAAGAAACCCATTAACTCAGAACAATTAACTGACATCAAACCTCTGACCGACAATCAGAAGTTAGTTTTTGATGCTTACGAAGAGAATAAGAACCTATTCTTATATGGTTGTGCAGGTACAGGTAAAACATTCATTGCAATGTACCTAGCATTAAAAGAGATTCTATCTAACAAGACACCGTACGAGAAACTTTATGTTGTACGTTCACTTGTACCTACTAGGGAGATTGGTTTCCTACCAGGAGATCATGAAGATAAAGCACATCTTTACCAAATACCTTACCAGAATATGGTAAAGTATATGTTCAAGATGCCTGATGATCCTGCATTTGAAATGCTTTACGATAATCTAAAAGCACAAGAAACAATCTCTTTCTGGAGTACTTCTTTCTTACGTGGTACTACTCTTGACAATGCTATAGTAATTGTTGATGAGTGTCAAAATTTAAACTTTCATGAGTTAGATTCAATCATGACTCGTGTAGGTAATGATTCTAAAATCATCTTTGCTGGTGACGTAGCACAGACAGACCTAGTTAAGACCAATGAAAAGAATGGTATCTTAGATTTCATGAAGATACTTGAGATCATGGATGAGTTCGCTAACATTGAGTTCGATGTCAACGATATTGTTAGAAGTGGTTTAATTAGAAACTACATAGTAACTAAGTTACAGATAGGTCTTTAATGTTTAATCATCTTATTATGGAGATGTCTCTTGAGGACATCAGTGCTAAAACTGTTAAAGGTAAAAGAGTATATGAGATAGGGGATAATAAATATCCTTCAATCTCTACTATCTGTTCCTTTAGAAGTAGAAAATCAATTGCTGAGTGGAGAGCAAGAGTTGGTGCTGAAGAAGCAAACAAAATCTCTAGACGTGCTACTTCAGTAGGTACTACAGTTCATAGTATAGTTGAGGATTACCTTAACAATGAACTAGATTTAGATAAGTATGTTGATAAGCATCTTGCTAAGATACTTTTTGCTCAAGCAAAACCATTGCTTAATCGTATTGATAACATCCATTATCAAGAAGCAGCACTCTATAGTCATGAGTTTCAAATTGCAGGTAGAGTTGACTGTATAGCAGAGTTCGATGGTAAATTATCAATCATCGACTTCAAGACATCCTCTAAAGAAAAGAAAGAGGAATGGGTTGAAGGATACTTTGTTCAAGAGACAGGGTATGCTAAAATGTATGAGGAAAGATCTGGTATTAAAGTCGAACAGATCGTTACTCTTATTACATGTCAAACTGGGGATACTCAGGTGTTTGTAAAGAACCCTGATGATTATGTACCTCTATTAAAAGATTATATTAGTGAGTATAACGATGCCCAGTAAATCTAAAAACATTAATGAATTAATTGACGACACTTTTATGGACAAGAACAAATTCTCTTTAACGATTGAGAACATCGTTAAAGATAGTAACAGAACCCTGAGTTACATTGATGCTATTGTTGACTTCTGTGAGTCGAAAGACATAGAAGTTGATTCAGTTACTAAGTTGATAGCACCAACTCTAAAGGAAAAGATTAAAGCAGAAGCAATAAAGTTAAACTTTATAAAGAAAACAACTAAAGCAGTGTTACCTATATGAATGCATTTGATTGTTATTCAATCTACCTAGCAATTAAAGCACACTTCTCTAGAAAAGGATACGATTACTTTAAATATAATGGTCGTACAAAAGCATCTGTAGCAAATTTTAATGAAAGAAAAGACAGATACTTCTTTGAGAAACTTGCTAACAAATATAATAAACAAGAATTAGAATCATACTTTGTATCTAACTTCTTATCTAATTCTAACCTATGGGTAGGAGAAATGAATGATAAGAACTTCCTTGATTGGAAGAAAAAGATACAGAGTATTTCTTATTTGTATGAGAATGATTTAAAAACTATTGTTGATAGGTGTGGTAGTTTAAATAATGCAATGAAGTGTAAGAATTTCTCACACTCTACAGTAATTAAACTATACCTTGGTGATCATATCATGCCAGAAACTATGGTATTGTTAAATAGGGTAACAGGTTTCATAGAAAGATATGATACACTACTCAGTGATTCTATCTGGAAAAATGTATCAAACCTCTTGCAAAAATATGATCCATTTGTTATAGTGGATTACGATAAGATTAAATCTATTACAATAGGAAATTTATGAGCAAGTTATTCGACTCGGAAATAGTCCAAAAAGAAATAGAAGAAATGATGGCAACCTATATGGATGTGATGATGAAAGTTCCATACTTTACTAGGATGAATGAAGAGCAAAGACAAGACGTAATAGATGATCTGGAGACATTAGTGAACAAACAAGAGACCCTATATAGTAGGGCATACCTTATGAATGATGAAGACAGTGAACTTGTTAAAGAGAACTTTAGAAATGCTGCCAAGGAGTTAGGTGTACCAGAGCATCTGGTGGGTCTACCTGTTTTTAAAGAAGCGAGAAAGGCATTGCAATCTATGAGAGATAACCTTGACAAACTCTTATAAACACTGTATAATATATACAATCCTAACAATACAAAAATACGGAGAATACATATGTCATTTGCTGCATTAAAAAAGCAAGGTTCACTACTTGATAAACTCAATAGTGAAATTAATAAGACCGAAGTAACTTCTGGTTTTATAGATGATCGTCTTTGGAAACCCCAGATGGGTAAGGACGGTATCGGTAGTGCTATCATCAGGTTTCTACCACCTGCTAAAGGTAACGAATTACCTTGGGCAAAGGTATGGAGTCATGCATTCCAAGGACCAGGTGGATGGTACATTGAGAACTCTTTAACTACAATAGGACAGAATGATCCTGTTGGAGAAGTTAATAGAACTCTATGGAACAGTGGGTTAGATTCGGACAAAGAAATAGCAAGGAAGCAGAAGAGAAAACTCTCTTACTATAGTAACATATATGTTATTAAGGATCCTGCTTCACCAGAAAATGAAGGTAAGCAATTCCTTTACAAGTATGGTAAGAAGATTCACGATAAAATAATTGCTGTAATGCAACCAGAATTTGATGGTGAAGAAGCAATCAATCCATTTGATTTCTGGCAAGGTGCTGACTTCAACCTAAGAATTAAAAAGGTTGCAGGTTTTTGGAACTATGATAGTTCTGTCTTTGGTCGTCCATCTACTCTTAGTAGTTTTGATGACGCTAAGTTAGAAGAGATCTATAATGGTCTACATGATCTCAATGAGTTCACTTCTGCTTCTAACTTCAAGACATATGCTGAACTTAAGAAGAGATTAGATACTGTTCTTAAGGGTGGTAGTACTAGTCGTGTAGATGAAGAAGAACTAGAGAATGAGATTGCTGCAAAGTTTGAATCTCAACCAAGTCCTTCAGTTGCATCACCTTCTATAGCAACACCATCATCTGTTAATACTGATGAAGATGCATTTAGTTACTTTGATCAGTTGGCAAACGAACAGTTCTAAATAATACTGAGACCTTTCGTGCGTCTCTACAATCGGAACTTACAAGACCCCTTCGGGGGTCTTTTTTAATGTTAAGTTTTATAACATTATAGATATGTTAGGAGGTAAAGACAAATGTTACGTATCAATGTATCTTTTAATAAACCAGAAGTTCCAGAATTCGACGAAGAAATCCATAATCCAGAGAGGGTCTTTGCTCTCCTGTGTTATCGAGGTGTTCATTATGCTAAGTGGGTACTATTAAATCCATTTGGTCTAGTAGAATGGAATCTAAATAATCCCCGAAAACGAAATTGACCTTTTTGTTTCAAAAAGTGCCGATTAAAAATCTCGGCAATTTTTCGTCAAAAGGGTCGATAGGTATTTATACCTATTATGCTATTCTTCTTTTTTCGTTAATAAATTTGGTACTTGGTTTAAACCTCATTTTCTCTTTAAACATCTGATTGAACTGTGGTATCAATTCTGGTTTTATTAGGTTTATTTCTCTTTTCTTTTCGTTTACGTCAATTTCGTAAGTATAGTTAGTAACACCAGTTCTTGATTGTGCCTTAGTTAAGGTTAATCCCTCAGGAGTAACATATTGGTATGATTCATCAACTTTCATACCACCTGATACTACTATATTACCTTTATATGTCTGTTCTATTGCTTCGTAATGATGAATATCCTCTATATTTTGGTATTTGTAATTAACATACTCATCAAGGGAATGTTTCGATTTTGGCCAATCATTATATAAACTGATCATATTGTTTATTAGCAAAATAGTCCAATCGTAGTTAGGATCGTCATACATTTCATAGGAGATGGTATCTGGTCTATCTCCATCTGCTATAAAATAATCATCAAATACGGTTACACTACCTATTTCGTCATTTACTACTTTAATTCTAGAGAATATATTCTTAATTTCCAACCATTGCCCATCAAAGGGGTTTTGGGTATATTTAAGATATAGTAAGTTTGGTATGTTACTGAAATATGCCATTAGGTTGTAGCTTCCTCTCTTTGTTTTTCTACCCAACCCCAATCTTCTGAGGTAGCAGTATCCTCAACTTCATGAATATCTTGCCTTGTTAGGTTTGTTAGTTCATTAAAGGATAGATTTAAAGAAACTGCTTGTACAAAATTACCACGTGTTAAAGAAAATACATCATGAGGTGTATAATCAACAGTTACATCAGTTAAAGCACAATATTTGGTACTTGGTAAGAATTGCTCCATGAATCTAGAAGGTGACCAATACTTTTGACCTTTAGTTTTACCTGATTGGATTATTCTAAAGATATATGGATATGTTAGGAATAAACTAGTATTTGTTCCAGATCTTTTACTACCAGGATGCATTGCCATTTTAAAGAATTTGATTATTTTCTTAATATCTTGTTCTTCGTCTTCATTTCTTGCTGCCAGCATATAACTGAATGAAAATGACCTTGGTTTCATTTTAGTAAATGTTTGTAAGGTATTATCATTAAATGTCATTCCAAATGCACCTGCCATTAATGTATCACCACTTATACCATCTGCTTTAGGTGCTTCATTTAATTTATTTGCTATTATCTTATCAAACATATTAGCAGTGACTGATGCACTTGCTGAACCAAGAGCATTACCTGCACCACCTACTCCAGCACCAACAGCACCAAATTGAGTTGCATTCCATTCAGCACCATATTTGTATTCTAGTTTTGGGGGAATATAAAGTTTTACCACACCTTCCATAGTATTAGAAGGTGTATCGGTATCTCTACTCCATTCTCCCGTAGTATCTCCCGTGGCAGTTGTACCAGTATCAACGTTTAAACTTTCTAATTCTAATAATTTATCCCCATTCTTAGTATCAGCTATAGCACCAGAAAGCATATCTCTCATAGATTTTGTATTGAGAGCTTGTGCTTTATTATAATCATATGCATAGAAACTCATGTAGTAACCTGTGTTAACTACTGATCTCGGATACATTAGATTTGGAACTTCTTTAGACATTATTTTTGAACTGATTTGGCACTAATAAATTTATTACGCTTATCATAAAATTGTTCTAATGGCAATGCTGCCATTTCTAACACATCTTCTTCTGGAATTTTAAAGAATAAATTATCTGCTTTCTCCATTATATATCTATGCCATATATAACGAGGTATATTACCACCACTATTTATTAAGGATTCTGCTAAATTTACTCTATTTGCTGGTGGCATATAATGTAGATTAGCACCATAGAACCCATTAGGGGTAGGATCACCTACAAGTACCATTGGATATCTATCCCAATGATCTAATCTTTTAAGGAATTTTGGTTTATATTCAAAAAGGTAAAATTGAGCAGGTGTTACGCTATCTACTGCATGATCAAAGAGGTAGTTAAACGCTTCCGTTCTTTGTTTTGCTCTATTTGTTATTTTCTTCTCTTTTATTATAGTAAGAATACTCATACCCTTAGTTCTTTTTCTGTTAGTATCTTAAATACCATGTTTCGCTGATTGCAATACTTTTTAGCAGCCAGCCATTTTGCTTCATTAATGGCATATCTAGTAACTTCTGTTAAATACTTTTTAGTTACTCTTTTCTTCTTCTCTGGTGGAGATGTCTGTTTTAGTGGTTTTACCTCAATAACGTATTTTGCTGTAGTACCATGTGTGGTACGACATTTTACATAGAAGTCAGGAAAGTACCTATGAACTCTTTTATCAACTGGAGAACGATATGGTATAAAGAACTCTTCAGACCCCCATTCTAATATATTTGTGTTTAAATCACACCACTGCATGAACTTTCGTTCCCATAATGACCTATAAATTACATTAGTTGGATCACCTTTATACTTTCTAGGATTAGAGGGTCTGTATTTTCCAGAGTATGCCATACTAAATATAAATAAACCATCTCAAAGCTATTTAGATGAAAATAGAAGATATTAGAAAGAATATAGTAGGTGAATTTGGTATTGCCAATTCAAATAGGTATCAGATAGCTTTTTTACCTAAAACAGGTTCACGTTCTCTTGGTGAAGCATTAGGATATTCACCTACTGAACAACCAATTACTATGGAAAGGAAATTTGCAGGTGATCTAGATACACAACAAACGCAAAAGATTAGTTTCCTTGCCGATGAAGTACAAGTTCCTGGATATAGTATTGCTACTGGTGATTTAAGAGGTGCAGTTCCTGGTATTAATATGAAGTATGCTCATACTAAGTCATTTCCAGAGTGTCAGATAACATTTATGATGGATTATGACCATACTCCATATAAAATAATTCAAAAATGGGGTGAATTTATATTTCAGCATGATGAAAGTGATATAGCAGCTTCTAGAGGACGTGCATCACCCGATAGTTTTATAAGAACTAATTATTATGATGATTATACTGCAGATCTTATTATTGATAAGATTGAAACAGGAGATAAGGTAGTATCTAGATATAGATTAATTAATGCCTTTCCTTATACTGTATCTAGTATGACTTATAGTAATGGTCCTAACCAACCAGTTAAATTTATGGCAAACTTTTATTTTGAAGTTTTGAGAGAAGAAAAAGATATCGCTGAAGTCGATATATAGAATATAACTATATCATAAATTATGGCATTACCGTCGTTAAATACCCCGACCTATGAGTTGACTGTACCATCAACTAAAAAGAAAATAAAGTATAGACCATTTTTGGTCAAAGAAGAAAAGATTCTCTTGTTGGCATTGGAGTCAGAAGATGACAAACAAATTTCATTGGCAATGCAGGATCTTATGGAAGCATGTATTTTAACAAAGGGGATTAAAGTACAGGATCTTGCATCTTTCGATGTTGAATATATCTTTTTAAATATTAGGGCTAAATCTATAGGTGAAACAATTGATGTTAAATTGATTTGCCCTGATGATAATACAACTGAGGTTACAACTAGAATACCTATTGATAAAATCAAAGTGAAGTATGATAAAGAACATACTAATCAAATACAAATTAATGATGATCTTTGGGTTGAAATGAAGTATCCAAATATTGATTCTCTTGCTATACAAGAAGAAACAATAGATGATACATTTAAACTTATATCAAAATCAATTGCTAAGATTTATAATGAAGAAGATGTTTGGGATTCTTCTACAACTTCAGACAATGAGTTTGAAGAATTTATTGAATCAATGAATAGTAAGCAGTTTGCTAAAATTCAGACATTCTTTGAAACTATGCCATCACTTAAGCATACCGTTAAGATAAGAAATCCCAATACTAAGGTCGAAAGTTCTTATACAATTGAGGGGTTGTCCAATTTTTTCATGTAGCCCTCTTCCATACCTCACTTGAAATCCATATAAGGATCAATTTTGGTTTGATGCAACATCATAAGTATAGCTTTGCAGATATTAATAATATGCTTCCTTGGGAAAGAGACATATACGTTGACTTATTAAGGCAACACTTGGAAGAGGAAAAGAAAAAGATACAAGAAGCAAAACAACGTAGAATGTAGATGACTGCACTCTTAAAGTCAAATAAAGATTCTTTAGCTATGCGAGGTTATACTAATCTCGTGAAGTCAATTCATGATGTCAAAACTGCAGTTTTCGGAAAACATCCAGATAAACCTCCAGAGGAAGAAGAGAAGAGTGATACAAAAGCTGAAGGTAGTTTAAAGAAAGAAACTGCTGAATTAGCAAAAGTTGCTAGATTACTACTTTCTATCACTAAAGCACAATTAGATTATGAACGTAAAAGGTTTGGTTCATTAAAGCTTGGTAAAGATAAAGTTGTGCATTCTGCTGCCTTTTCAAGGCGTATGAAGAAAAAGAAAGAACTTGAAACGGATTATGCATTAAATCTAGATAAGGGTTTTCGTAGATTGATCAGAAACATGCTTAGAAATGCATGGAAAGCAGTTTGGAAAAGATTAAAGAACGGAATAAAGAGATTAATAGGTAAGAAGGGAATAAAGTTAGTTAGAAAGGTAGCTCGTTTTCTAAGGAAATGGAAATTAATAGCTAAACGTGCTTGGAGAACTTTATTAAGACCTTTTAGACAATTAAGAAGATTTATAACAAGTTTACCTAAGAAAGCAGCAAAGTTTGTTTGGAATAGAGCAGCTAAACCTTTATTAAGTGGTGCAAAGAATTTAGCAAAGAATGTATGGGGTAAAGTTACTGGTAAAGGACTTGCTAAGATAGGTACTAAGCAAATTGCCAAGAAAACTGCTGAGAAAACAGCTACTAAAGGTATGCTGCAGATGTTTAAGAACTTTTATAAAGGTGCTGTAGCACCAGGTTTGAAACGAATAGCAATCGTTGGTGCTCTAATTGATTTTGCTATAAATTACTTTATATTTAAGGAACCTCTTCCACAAGCAGGAGTTAAAGCAGTAGGATCTGGTCTTGGTGCTTTCGTAGGTATGAAACTTGGTTTATTGGCAGGTCCTGCTATCGGAGCAGCATTAGGTAGTTTTATACCTATTCCTGGTGTTGGAACATGGCTTGGTGGTCTTAGTGGTGCTAAAGTAGGTCTATTTGTTGGTGGTTTAGTTGGTAGTTTTATTGGTGAATTTATTGGTGGATGGTTGTATAACATGTTCACTGGGGGTGCTAAAGAAGGTGCTAAGGTTAAGAAACCTCAATTAATCATGGTGGGTGAGGGTAAAGAGGATGAGTATATCGTTCCTAAGAGTAGATTGGCATGGTTTGTTGCACCATTACTTGGTGATATGGTTAGTGAAGCATTACCAAAAGAAACAGAACAAGAAAGTGCTGAATTAGAAAGAGAAACAAAAGATTTAAAAGGTGATCAACCTGCAGATATAGAAAAGATGCTTCCTAAAGAAGAAAAGAAACAAGGATTATGGAATAATTTGAAATCAGGAGTTACATCATATCTCAAGCGTACACCTATAGGTATGGGTATGAAGTTGTTTAGTCATATTAAGAATAAGTTTAGTAAATCTAATACTATTAACAAAGGTGCTGTGCATACTACTATGCAGAATTTGGACAATTTCATTTCTAAATATAATTCACCTAAAGGTGATAGTCCAGATCAAATAACACCTGATACTGCACAACCTACATCACCTAAACTAAATAACATAGAACCAGAACCAGAACCAGATTTATCTGAAGTTGTACCTCCATTAATAGAGGTTATAGGTTCTATACCAAGTGCATCTACTCAAAAACCACAATTATTACCTTTCCCAATTCCAGTTAATGTTGGTGGTAGTGAAAAAGAAGCATATGCTGTATGGGGCAAGAAGATAGTAGGTAACTAACTATGGCAGATAAGGTATGGATGTCACAAAGAAGATCTGTATTAGATCAAGCCGAATACTTTAGAAGTATAGGTAAGACAGATTTACAGGCAAAGTTAGAAACCCATGTCAAGGCAATGGACTATGGTGTTGACGGATTTGGTAAGCCATATAAGAAATTAAATAAATCTCAGTTAGCTAACTTAATGGCAGCTGAGCCAGTTCCAAATAAATTACCTAAAGCATCTAAAAGTGATAAAACAGATGCTATTGATGTTGCTGCAATACCATCAGGTAAACCAAGAAAATCAATGGATGGTTTACTTAAAGAAGCACAACAGAAAGGTGGTGCTCTTGTAACTCAGAAACCATCAACTCCTGTTGTTAAAGGTGGAGCAATTGTTCCATCACCAGGAGGAGCATTAACAAAAGATGGTGGTGGAATTCCTCCTGGTAAATCAAAGAAAGATATATTAAAACAACAACTACGTATTGGTGCTAAACGTGGACTTCGTGGTGCTAAACGTATAGGTAAAGCTATAGGTGAATGGGATGGTACATTCACTGATAGATTGACTATGGCATCAAAACCAAAGGGTATGGAACCTGGTGATGTTGCTATTGAAAGAAAAAAAGGGCAGAAAGCATTACCAGCAAGTGTATCTCCTATGCAAGATACTAGTTGGGATAAGGATCCAGATGAAGATTGGGAAGGTGATCCAATGGATCATCGTGATATTCCATGGGCTAAAAGAGGTATAGATGATTTAAGAGATCAAATAGATAAAGATCCAAATATACCATTCCCTAAAGATAAGACACCATGGTATGATGATATTACGGGTCTTATGAAGAAACGTGATGAGTCAATAGAACAGGATGAACAAGAAAAGAAAGCAAAAGCAGATGTAATAGAACCTGAGGTATTAGATGAAGGTAGTACTGAAGGTGATAAAGCTCTTCCTATTGCTGATGGTAAAAAGAGAAGGAAAACTAGAGGTAAAACTGGAGTAGGATTTGGTAGTAAAGCAAAACCTAAGAAAGGTAGTGGATCTCCTTTAACAGGAGGAATGAAATCAGTATTAGAAAATATAATTAAAACTAGAAAAGCAATATTTGATCTTTATAAGATTTCAAAAGATAGGTTTAAGTTAAGAAAGAAAGTTGATAAACAAATGGACACCTCAATCGGTGCCAAGACAAGAGAAAGGAATATTGAAGGACCACCTGATAGTGATCAGAAAGCACTTCCAGGTTCTAAAGGTACAGATGACAACTTAAAAGAAGATAAAGATAATAATGAAAGTTGGCTTGAAAAGATGCTGATGGATACTATGGGAACTTGGTTAGCTATGTTCCTTACTCCATTGTTTATTGATTCAATGCATAATATGCTTAATGATCAAGCAGATGAAATTGAAGATCAAGAAAAAGAATTAGATAAACAAGATCCAACTAAGGGTGAAGAGAAAGAATTAGCTGATGCAGAGAAACAAGCTGCTGATATTCAAGCAGAAGTAGATACTGCTGGAGAACCTAAACTAGCACCAGATAAACCAGAAGATGAAAAAACTGTAGGTGAAGGTGGTAAAATTGACACTAATAAATTCTTAAGTACTCCTACTCCACGAGAGACATCTAACTTTGGTGGAATGGAACCTAATGATGGTGGTCAGCAAGAAGTTCCTCAATTTAAAGAAGGTGGTGTAATCAAACCTTCACCTTCTGTTAATAGTAAGAGTGGTGGTGGCAACTTAGGTAAACAACCAAAAATACCATCGAAATCAGTTAGTAAACCTGGTCCAACTTCAAAAAGTACAAATACTAAAACTGGATTATCTCAACTTGGTAAAACAGATATTGGTGGTATTGGAAAGAAAGTACTTGAGAAAGTTGTTAGTCCAGCAAAGTCAATCTTTAAATTACCTAACTTAGTAGCAAAGAAAGCTTTAAAGATTGGTAAGAGAATATCTAAACCATTAGGTAAGTTGATGAAGAGTGATACCATGAAGAAATTAGCCATGAGTCCTCTGAATCCTTTTGCTGGAGCGATTAAAGGTATTCGTGGAATGATGGGTAAGGATGGTAAGGATGGTGAAGATCTTTCAAGAGGTGAACAACTAAAACAAGATTTCCAGACCAAAAAGCAAGAATTAAAAGATAGAGTTGCTAGTGGTGGGGGAGATAAAGTAGTTAATGTTGGTGGGACAACAATGAATCTCCAACAAGTTAAGGAGGACTATCCTAATATACATGCAGCTATAACACAATCTGGTCAAATATCTGAAGGAAGTACTAGTACAACTATGACTACTGGTACTACTACATTTGGTGCTGTAAAAGATACTATAAGTAAGGGAAGAGAAAAGTTAAAAGGTATTAGAAGTGCTTTAGGTAGTGGTCTTAAACGTGGATTACTTGGTATTGCTGATCACTATACAGGTAATAGATTTGACTTTGATGGTATGAATGTAAAACCAGATGAAGTTAAAGATGCTTCTATAGAAAAAGGTCAGTCAGTAACAGATAAAATGATGCAAGCAATGGAAAGTATAAACACAAAGAGTGTATCTACTGCACAAAAGAATCAACAATCAACAGATAATAACAAAATGTCTCTAAATAGCCAAAAGAGTTCTACAATGTCTCCAGCTGCTAGAAATTCATCTCTACAACCACGATTATGAACCTTAGTGATCCATTACAGACGAATAGTTTTGAGATAGAATCTGCTTTTATTCATCCACATGAAGGTAAGAAAGAGAAGGTAGCTATTGATGTATCAGCAATTAAACAGTTTGAATATTCTGAAGGATTAATGCAGAAGTATTTAACTGTTACACTTAAGATTGAGGATACTACTTCTAGTTTATTTGAAGCAATCTATGGTATGGAAGAGATTGAAATTGTTGTATTTGATGAGTTTAGTGATAAGAGATTAGAGTTTACAAGAGAATCTGCAAATGGATCTTTATTCATATATCAAGTTCATAGTAAAGAAGTAAATGATACTAAAAAGGACTTCGTTATTGAACTTTGTAGAGAAGATGCTTTGAATAATGCTGTTACAAGAATTGGTAAGAAATATACATCTATTAGTGCTAAAGAATTAGTTAAGGATGTTATAGAAAAGGAATTAAAATCTAAGAAACCAATAGATTTAGATGGTATAGATGATAGTTATAATAAGGTTACATTTATACCACCTAATTCAAAACCATATGAAGTTTTAGTATGGACTAGAAATAAGTTTATATCTATGGATCAGAAAACTTCAAAGTCAGGTGGTGCTAATGTTAGTGCTGGTTATTTCTTTTGGGAAGGATATGATTCATATCAATTTAGATCATTTGATTCTATTGCTGGACAAAGTGGACAAGCTGCTGCATATAGTGTTGGTCAAGGTACTGGTGGTGGTGCAGATGAAGCATTTAGATTACAAGCTATAAATTTCCCTAAAACATTAAATATAATGGAGAATTTTGATCAAGGATTCTATTCTGGAGAGATAGATTTCTTTGATGTTGTAGATTGTGAAGTAGACACATATAGATATAATATAAAGGATAATTATGCAAAATGGCAGAAAGTTGCTGCCCAGGAGGACTTACCTGAACTATATAAGTCAGCATTGTCAGATGTATCAACACGTACTATGACAATTGCATATACTAAAGATTTGTTCTTAGGATCTGATCAAGACAACACTAGCGACAAGTTAATGTTCCTTGAAACAGTTGGACAAGCAGTTAGTAGATTCGGTGTTTTTACTGGTCAAATACTAACTGGGACATGTATGTCAAACCTTGAGTTACGAGCTGGTGACATTATTTCGATAGAGATATATGGTGCAGACGGTGAGGTTGACAAAAACCAATCAGGGCGTTATATTATCTTTGAGTTACGCCATATTGGATATGACGAAACCATGAGAACACATCTTTCACTTGTACGAGATTCTTTCGGAGTTTAAACTTATGAAAACAATAGAAGATCACATTCAGCATGATAAAGAGATCTTAGAAGATCCACAAACTAATCCTGCTGCAAGAAGACACTATAAAGAAGAACTACATGAACTAGAAGTTTATGCAGATCATCACAAAGATGAAATCAAAGCAGGCGATCATCATGATCCCAATGCTTTAGAATTATTCTGTGATATGCACCCTGACGAACCAGAATGTTTGGTCTACGATGATTAATGGCAGTTGCAGATACCTTAGAATCTAATTATTGGTTTGGTGCCCAAGGAAATCGTCTTTGGGTAGGTCAAGTCGAGGGTGATGGTGCTATTGATATAGATCATGAAGATTTAATTGATAAGCAAGAGAGTAACAGAATAAAAGTAAGAATCATGGGTTATCATGCTCGTGATAGACAGACCTTACCACCTAAAGATTTACCTTGGGCAACTGTTATGATGCCTTCTAGTGCCCCACAATGGCATAAGAGTCAAGGTTCTATTCATGGATTAGGTATCGGTGCATGGGTTATAGGAACATTTTTAGACGGAGAGAGTGCTCAACAACCTTTGGTTTTTGGGTCTCTTGGTGTAGTTGAAAAAGGTAATCAATATACAGATGTAGCAGGTAATCTTGGTTTAAGTAATAACTATGAACCAACACGTGCAGATACTGCTGCTAACAATAAACCTGCAGAAGGTGAAGGAACAGTAGGACCTTCTGGTAGAGGACAGAGAACAGGTAAAAATAGTACTAATGATTCTCAACAATTAGATATAGAGAAGATCACATTTTCAGTATCAAATGGAAAATGTGGTCATAGACCAGAATCTGAGTTTCAAAGAATACTTAGTGAATTATTTACAAAGAAACGTAGAAATGATATTGTTGGTGATTTACTTATTGATAAAGTAACTGGAAAGATATCCAATAAAGATGAACTAACAAGATCATATGTAGCAAGATTACAACAAGTTTCTAATGGTATACTAGGTGATACTAAACAAGTAATACTATATGAATTAAAGAAGTTCTTCCAAGAGAATGTTCTTACACCATTAACTAAAGCATTAAATTTAACTCCTGATAAAGATCCAGAAGTTGTATTTAATGCTAGTGAAATATTTGAGACATTTATGGAAATTGTTAAATGTCTTTTTGATAATCTTGCCAAGCAATTATTAGGAACTCTTACTAATATGGTAAATGATTTATTTGATAATTTACTTAATGCTGGTTTCTGTGTTGCTAGAGATTTAACTGAGTTATTAGTATCAATGATTGGTGATGGTATTCAAGCAGCATTAGATGCAATTTCAAATGCAGCATCAATTATAGAATCTAAAGGAAGTTATGAAAATGGATTCTTAGATAAATTAGGAGATGTATTAAATCAGTTCTGTAATGTAGATATGTCATGTTACACAGGAACTGGAGAGTATACAACTAAAGAAGGAGATAGACCAGATAATTTTGTTGATTCATTATTTAATAGAGTAGAAGCATTTGGTGAAGATGTTGTACCATCATTGTTTGGTGATGCTGCCTTCTTTAAAGATATGGATAGTACTAGAATTATGAATGGTGCTAAAGCTTCTGATAGAACAATTAACTGTTCTAAAGCAAATGATACATTAATACCTGCATTTCCTAGTACTTTCTTTACTGGTTGGCAAGGTATTCCTGGATCTAATATTGATCCACCAAAAGGGATACCTGCAATTAATCATTTTGGACAAGTAGTTGGTATTAACGTTACTAATGGTGGTAATAATCTAAAAACAGTACCAAGTGTTTCTGTAGTATCCTATGCAGGTTATGGTGATGGTGCTACAGCACAACCAATATTAAAAGATGGAAAGGTAACAAATGTAGTTGTTACTAAAAGTGGTGGTGGTTATCCATATTTTGATGGATCTGTATCTAACAATCCTTTAAAACTTGACGATAATGGAGATCCATTGTATGATCAAATGTATGGTATAGATGTAGAGAATCCATACTGGATTGGTATTATAACTTTTGCTCAACCACCTGCAATATTCAATGCAGGATATGGTTTAACTGCTGGCACTAAAGTTTGTGTTAAGAAAGGTAAGAAAGAAACTGCTAATCCAATTTTACCAGAATTTAAACCAATTATAGACAATGGTAGATTGACTGCCCTTAAGATAATTAAAGAGGGATTTGGATTCACTGCTCAACCTGAGATATATCTTTGTGGTGAAGGTGACGTTGGTGGATTAAGATCTGCTGTAATAGTACCAATAATTAATTATATTCCCAGAAAAGATATTGAGAGATATATCACTGATTACGCTATATACAAGACCATCATTGATTGTGTTGGTCATCCTGGAGACCAATAATGGCAATAGATCCTAAGACACAAGAAGTATTAAATTTTCTCGCTGATAATAATGACGGTGGGGAAAAAAGATATCCTTATAATAGGACTACTCAATATTCTAGTGGTCATAAGATAGAGTTCTATGAAGAAAAGGGTGAAGAACACATTCAAATAAGACATGGGACTACTGGGTCTTATATTAAGATGTATCCTACTGGTGATATACAGATTCATTCACCTGCAAGAGATATTAATATTGTTGCTGCTAGACATATCCATGTTAAAACTGGTGAGAAAGTAGACACAGAACAAAAAGATGCTAGTGATAGATTTGTATTACATGTAGTTGGTAATGCTCATGTTGATGTTGAAGGTGATATGCATACTCATGTACGTGGTAATAGACATGATAAGGTAGATGGATTATATACACTTGATGTTGGTGATAAGTATATTATTAACATGGCAGAAGGTGGTGTAAATGCTAGAGGAACATATCAGGTAGATGTAAACAAATATCAATTAGATGGTGCTTATTTGTATCGTAATTTAAAGAAAGGTGGAGTTATGAGAGATGCCTTTGATGGAACATATATTATTGAACAAACAAGTAAAGGAGGAGTTCTCCAACTTAAGAGTGAAGGTGATATGCAAATAGATGTTAAAGGTCATATGAGAACGACTGTTAAGAGTAATTCTATCAATAAAATAACTGGTAGAGTTGAATGGGATGTAAAAGGTAAAAGAGTTATTGGATCTCCAACTGCTCAAACTAGTGGTTCTATTGGTGCTGGAAGTAATTCATTTAATATAAAAACAGGGTCAGGTAAAGTAAATATATCAGCAGCAGGGCAATTCGGGATGAAGTGTGGAAGTACCTCCTTGTTTGAATCTGGAGGAAAGATGAAGCATAAAGCACCTCGTATCGACCTCAACTAAACTTGACATAAAGAATAACCTATGCTACAGTTAAAATCATTATGACAGATTCAATGTACACAGATGAGTTTGTACAACGTGTAATTGTTAGCATTCCTGCTAGACGGTTCACAATATTTTCCAATAAGGAAAGTAGTCAAACTATTATATGTGAAACTCCAGAACAATTTCAAGATGTTCTGTCGCTTTGCAGAAAAGATGACGACCTTTTTAATTTAGAGTATGAGTACTAGGCATAAATTTTTGTTAAAATATTTGTAATATGGTTGTTCCAAGATATAAATATTAGTAGTCAAACGGAGAAAACCGATGCACTAAAACTCTTATATTATTGTTTCAAATGTTAACGGAGAGTAGAATGCACAACATTATGTCTTATAATCAGATTGCCGATTGGAATCATTTTGAACCAAAACACGAGATTAATTCTAGTCAGGAAGCACTTAATGATTACTACGAATGTCTGATTGAATGTGAATCAGAACACGCAAGTTGTAAACGAATATGTAAGGAGATACTAATGTAAATAAAGGGGGTTGTCAAACCCCCTTTTTTAGTGTATAATTAATTTATTGATAACTTTAATATGAAGAAAGCATTATCTATTGCTACTTTAGTAGGACTTGTTGGGTGTACAGCACCAATAACTCCTCCAGCAGAAGCATCAGAACAACAACCAGGTTATTCTAGAACTAAAACTTGTTATAGAACAGAATACCGAGAAGAATATGTACCAGGTACTGAAGACGATCCTGGTTTTGTTCATTCATGGAAAGAAACTATTGAGTTTCCTTGTGAACCACAAAGTCGTGCTATTGGAACACCAAGAAGACAAGTAGTAGAAGAATTTAGACAAGTAGATGAGAACGATTGTACCGATGGTAAGATAGCAGGTGCATTAATCGGTGGTGGTGCAGGTGCAGCAATGTCAAGAGGAGACGGAAGATGGTGGGCAATACCTTTAGGTGCAGTTGTAGGTGGAACTATTGGATGTGATCTTAACGGTGGTTAAATGAACAACATTGGATTAGAAGTTGTCTTCTGGACAGTATTATCAATTTATCTCTTAGCAAAATTAGGGGTATTTAAAAAGTGAAAGATCTTATCCTTTTTGGGGATTGTAGAAAGACATTACCTGCTTTTATTGATGAAGCACGAATGTGTGTTACATCTCCACCTTATTATGGACTCCGAGATTATGGTGGGGAAGAGAAGCAAATAGGTATGGAGCAGACACCAGAGGAATATATTCAACAGTTAGTTGAAGTATTCCGATTAGTTAGAGATAATTTAACTGATGATGGAACTTTATGGGTAAATATAGGAGATTCTTATTACAATTATAGAAGTGATGGTAACTATCCTAAACAGACAGTAAGTAAAACTAATCAAGATTTACCTTCATTCTCCCCAGTTAGAGGTAATAAGTTAGAAGGATTAAAGAGTAAGGATCTAATTGGTATCCCTTGGATGTTAGCATTTGCATTACGTGCTGATGGTTGGTATCTAAGACAAGATATAATATGGCATAAACCAAATCCTATGCCTGAGTCAGTAAAGGATAGATGTACTAAAGCACATGAGTATATTTTTCTACTCAGTAAGAACAAGAATTATTATTACAACAATGAAGCAATCAAAGAACCAGCAAAAGATTGGGGAACAAGAGACCGTAGCAATGGTAAGTATCATAATCCTGGCAGTGGCTTGGTTCCTCATAGTGGTCTTACCAAGTCATATGAACGGAAGAATAAGCGATCTGTTTGGTCAGTAACAAAGAAACCATATAAGGGAGCACACTTTGCTGTATTTCCTCCTGAGTTGATTGAACCATGTATACTAGCAGGTTCTGAACCTGGTGATATTATTCTTGACCCATTTATGGGATCAGGTACAACTGCTATGGTAGCAAAGCAACATGACAGATATTATATGGGATGTGAACTTCATGAAGATTATGGTGAGTTAATAAAGAATCGTGTACCAGAAGAAGAACCGCCACAACAAGGGTTGTCTGATCTCTTTATTTGAGTATAATATTATTAGTTCAAATCATTTAATGGCTACTACAACAACACGCAAAAGACGTGCTCGTAAAACAACTGCCAAGAAAACTTCACTAAATACTTCAACCGCAAAATTACCTGTGAGTGAAGTATCAAATGTACCACCAAGACCCGAAGAAGAAATAGCAGACATTGTTATTGAAACTTCAGATCAACCTGTGGTTAATGTACCTCCCCAAACACCAATTGAACCTGTAAAGGCATTTATTAAAGATTATCCTCGTGATGGTCTATCATTAATTCTTTTACCACTACTCCTTTTGGAATCATTTGTTAAAGAAGTACTCAAAGCAACGAACACAATTAAGTAAATCTCTACCCCCAATACTGGGGGTATTTTTTTGTCTTATAAATACTTTCAAGGAATATATTCACGTGTCATAATAGGACTACTCGATGGCATTAACACGCTTACAAAATATTATATCGTCCGTAGAAGGAAGGATTCTCTATGTTAATCCCGATGACTTTGACGCTACAGATGCAATTGACAATAAGGGTAATTCACCCATAAGACCATTCAAGACGATAGCAAGAGCAGTTCTTGAAGTGGCAAGATATTCATATGTAAGTGCAGGTAGTGCAGACGACAAATTCGATCAATTTACAATATTATTATATCCAGGAGATCATATTGTAGACAATAGACCTGGAACAGAAGCATATGCAGTTACTGCTGGTAATTACGTATCAGGTGTCACTACATTTACTGATACACCTCAACCAGGAAATTATGCATGGAATGCAGCAACAAAACAATACGACGATTTATATAAAGTAACTAATGCTCCTAGAGGTGGATTAATCATACCTAGGGGTACTTCTATTATTGGTTTAGATCTTAGAAAGACAAAGATTAGACCAAAATACGTTCCAAGTGGTGGTACTAATACTGCACCTACTGAAATAACACTTAATTATACTGCAGATCCAAACAACCTTAGTCAACTTACTATAGATCAGGTTGCTGTTGGTGGTGCTCCTACAGATATTAATGATCTGATTATAGAATCAGCATTTGAAAAGGGTGTATATGGTCCAAAGTATTTCACTCCAACAAATGCAGCTTATACTCCATCAACTGGTGATTTAGTTCTTAGTTTACCTACAGGGCATGGATTAACTATTAATGATTATGTTAAAATAAACACCAATGCATTGACATTTGAATGTTCAATGGATGGTGGTAGTCAAAGAAAGACATATCCACGTACAACTGATCCATATAATAATACCCAAATACCTATTGATAGTGTTAGTGGTGCTAATGATGTTACAATTAACGTTGGTGCAACTCCAAATGTTCAGCATAATGTAACTAACGCCACATATAATGCTATTACAGGTGTAATGCAGTTGACCACTAACGTTGGTCATGGTATTGCTATTGGTGACACTGTAAAGATTGCTGATAATGCATTGTCCTTTACTTGTAATATGGATGATTATGCAACACCAACTAAGACATATCCAAGAACTACAACCTTTACACTAACTCCAACTACTGCTGCATACGTACCTTCAACTGGTATAGTAACAATTACCATTGATAAGCATGGAATGGATGATGGTGATTTAATTAAGATTGCTGATAATGCATTAACATTCAGTTGTAACTTTGGTGGTGCTACAGGTGCTGCTGCAGAGAAATCATATCCAAGATCTACCGATCCTATTAGTGGTCATTGGATACCAGTATCTAACTGTACTACTAATACATTTGACATTCAATGTTTACATGCTGTTCCATCTACAAACGTAGATGTTCATTCATTTGTATCTGCTGTAGCGAATAGTATTACAAAGAAATTAGACAGAGCATATGATTCTCCAGTTGAAGTTGTTGGTGCAGATAGTACTAATGGAACAGTTGATCTTCAAGTTGGTAAATCTCCATCAGTATCATTTGATGTAACTGATGCTGCTTATAACGTTACTTCTGGTGATTTAGAACTTACTATTGGTGCTCATAACTTAGCAGTAGGTACTAATATTAAATTAGCACCTAACTCATTAACATTTAACTGTGGTGCTGGTAGTGGTACATATCCTCGTGCTTCGGGTGCTAACACTGCTAGTGGAAGAGATTATGCTTATGAAACATCTCTAGAAATTACTGCTTCAACTGCAACTACTATTACTATTAATGTAAACGGTGGACAAGGTGCTATTAGTAACACCGATCCTCATACATGGGCTGGTGGTACTGCATCTAACGCTGTTATCACAGGTGGTAACTACACTCACACATGGGCTGGAGGAACAGCAACTAATGCATTTACGAGTGGTGGTGACTATGCTCATAGCTTTATTGCTGCAGCTGCTGATTCAGTAGTAGTAGAAACAGGTAATCTTGTTATTGAACCAGGAACTAGAATTAGTAGTGTTGATACTAATCTAGGTTCTTCAACTATTAAAGTTAATCTATCTAAACCTCACGCTTATACACCTGCAAATGGATACCCATCAAATACCTCAGAAACAGGTAAGATCGTTAAGGTTCCTTATGAAGATGATAATTCACGAACTGCATTGTTCAGAATTACTGGTGGTTGCTATTTCTGGCAATTTACTATGTTGGATGGCGACCCTAACGGTATCTACAATACAAGTACTGTAGAACCACAATCAAGTTGGTCATCTTTAGTAAGTCCGATAAGATCTCATACAAAACTTACTATATTTGAATTTGCATCACAGCATGACTTATACCAATTCTATAGAAAGGTTGCTGACTCAATTACTTTAGTTAATGCTGAGAAGATTGAACCTAAGATACAAGAGAATAGAATCGTTGGTGCTCTTGGGGATCAAGTTAATATTACATCTGTTTCAAGAAACTCAAATATTGTTACTGTAACACTAGAAGAAGAATTAAACCTTACTGCTAATAACTATGTTGTTATTGCTGGTAATGTTACTGGAAATGCAGGTATTAACCCATACTACGTTGGTGAGAAGAGAGTAAGTTCAGTAATAACTAAGACACAATTTACATTCCAGTTAAGTGCATCTGATGAAAGTGGTCTAAATGCATTAGAAACAGACCAAGACAATACTACTGCTAACTGGCAAGTTACTTATACACCTAGTGGATGTACTGCACAGGTAGAGATTGATACTGTTGAATCTGCTTCACCATATATCTTTAACTGTTCATTACGTTCTACCTATGGTACTTGTGGTATGCACGCTGATGGTTCACGTGCATCTGGATTTAAATCTATGGTGGTTGCACAGTACACAGGTATATCACTACAGAAAGATGATGGTGCATTCCTGAAATATAGTTCAGGTAGTCAAATTTATTCTAACGATGGTACAACTGCATACCATACAGATATTGATGCAGTATATAATCCATTACAAAGAAGTTACCATGTAAAGGCATCTAATCGTGCTGTTATACAGGCAGTGTCAGTGTTTGCTGTTGGTTATGCTGATCACTTCATTGCTGAAGATGGTGGTGATATGTCAGTTACCAACTCTAACTCTAACTTCGGTTCTAACGCTATGCGTTCTATCGGATTTAGTGATAGAGCATTTAATAAAGATGCTTTAGGAGAAATAACACATATCATTCCTCCTAGAAACATTGAGTCAACTGATACTAACGTTTATTGGGAAGCAATTGATACACAGAAAACAACAAACTCTAGGATATATCTAACTGGAAGAACTGAAGCAGCCGTAGTAACCTCAGGTGGTAGTAAATTTACTGGATCTTCATTAACAACTACAGCAAGTGGTGTTACTTGGACATTAACAATAGCTGGTGGAACTGTAACTGCAGTTACTAACTGGGTTGGTTTAGATGGAACAAATCTACAACCAGGAGATGTAATTACTATTGATTCACCAAATGTTAGTGAAGGTGGTCTTCCTTGTGTTCTTACTGTTGGTGGATCATTAACTATTAATGCAGGTAAGTATACTGTTGGTGGTAGAACTAAGAACAAAGATGGTTCTACAGTAAAAGATATGATATATGTTCCATTGTATGTAAGTGGATCAAATACAACTTCAGAACAGAGTGCAAAAATTGATACTGTTGGATCTAGTCAAGGTAATATATTTGATTATGATTTAAGTCAAACACAGTGGTATGTTAACGTTGAAAGTGGTGTAAATAACCAGATTTATCAAACTATAGATGGTAATAACGCTGTTGGTGAAAAGTATCATTCTAGTGGTATCCTATCAACACCTAGTTCATATCTTAAGAGAATTGTAGATGAGAGAGTTGATAATGATAAGATATACAGATTACGTTATGTAACTAAGAGAGATCAAGCAACTGGTATTTTACCATCATACCCACAAACAGGTTATATTCTTCAAATTAAGAAGGGTGGTGGAATATCTGGAATGGGTGATAGATTTACTGATGGTGCAAACTTACTCTTACTTAATAAGAGATTCCTTGCATGGGAAACAGTTGCAAGATATAAGGCAGCAAATCCATCATATGTTGTACCTGATCAAGGAACTGCAGGTGGTGACTGGAACTGTCAAGATGATATTATTAGTTTAGTTGATGCTGTAGCATTTAACCTACGTTATGGTGGTAACAGTGAGACATATGATGCTGCTAATCTTTATAATAATTTACCATCTCCAGGTGGAGTAACACAGTACTTAGGATCAAGAGATGTTATTGTTGATATGATCAATACTTATTTGAAGCCATTGATGCAGAGTGTTATGTATAATACTCCTGTTAGTGGTGCTATTTTAAACAGAGATCCAGCTGCTACTTCAAATATATTCTATAACCAAGTAACAATTACTAATCCAGCAAACCTTGCTTATGCTCAAGGAACTTGTGCTAACGTAAGAAACTCTTCTTACACATTATTGAATATTGTTACTACTGCATTAGGAACTGATGCATCACCAGGTAGTTTAGCTGGTATTACAAGAACTGCACCTACTTCTACTTACACTAGAAGATCTGGTTTTGAATATGACGAAGTTTACTACGTATATGACGTTGAAGAAGTTACTCCATATTCATGGGATGGAACTAATGAAACTCCAGGTGTTTACTATCTAACTATCCTTAAGGGTTCTGTAAGTGTAGATACTTCAGTATTACCAGGTAATACATTTAAGTTTAGTCAAAATACTGATACTTTATATCCTGTTATTGATATTGATAATCCAGTTAGTGATCCTCTCATAGCAAGAAGTAGTGCTGATCCAGTATTAATAGGTAAAGTTAAAACTTCTAGAGGAGATAATGCTGCTACAACTGATCCTGCAGACCCATCATATAGTATTACTAAAGAATCATTATCTTCATTCTTCGATGAATACTTTAATAATGAATTAGAATGGTCATGGGCTGGTATTAATACTTCTAACAGTCAGTTATCACATGTTATTAACCTTAATAATTATGATGGTACACATGGGGCTACTACAGTTAATCTTCAATCTGGAGATGGTAGTGGTGAGATAAGAAAGATTGATCTTAACCCAACAAGATCAGGTGATACTTATCAGATAGAACTTAGAAGACCATCAACGATACGTTCTGGTAACCATACATTTGAATATGTTGGTTTTGGTCCAGGTAACTATTCAACTGCATTCCCAATTAAGCAAACTAAGATCCTATCTCCTGATGAGCAAAAGTATGCTCAGTCACTTAAGGAGCAAGGTGGTATTGCATTCTACTCTGGTCTAAACTCTAATGGTGATCTCTATATTGGTAACACAGTTATTAATGCTGTTACTGGTAAGACAACAGAGAACGAGATTACAGAACTTAAAGAACTTACTATTACTGATAACTTAAATGTTATTGGTGGATCTGGTAACATATTAAATACTAACTTCCAAGGACCAGTTACATTCCTTAAATCAATTACAGGTGAAGGAGATAATATATTCTCTAGTATTAGTTTAAGAAACCCTGATGGTATTATTAGTAAACTTATTAATAATGATACTGCACCTAGTGGTGGTGATAAGGGTGACTTCCAATTTAATAGTGATCCTAAAGAAGGTGGATTCTTCGGATGGTCTAAAAATGATGAGGGAGAATGGAAAACTACTGGTTTATTAGAGTTAGATAAAATACATTCATATAAAGATGGTAGTAATTATTGTTTAAATATTGGATCTGACATAGTAGATCTCAGCAGTGATACAACGATAAATACTAATTATGCATTAGATATCACAACCAATCAAAGAATTGGTGGATATCTTGATATTGGAAGTCCTTCCAATAAAGGAACAGCAATTACATCAAACGTTGCTGGAACTAAAGAGACACCATTAAGTATATTCCAAACATGGGGTAATAACTCTGTAGTATTCAAACCTCTTGAAATTACAGTTGACACTAATACAAATACATTTTCTGGAGCTACAGGATCTAAACTTATTGATCTTATTAATGGATCTGATAGTGTATTTAATGTAGATAAAGATGGTAACGTTGCTATTAAAGAAGGATCTACATATGGAATATCAAATAGAGCATTCTTTATTACTTTAACTGTTAAGACAAATACTTCAACAGCTAACAATGAAATCGCTATGGAAACACAGGTAAACACATTTAATGATGTTTACAATTATATCGGTGCTTCACAATCCACTGCAACAAGTGTTCAGTATGGATTTAGAACTGATACTGATATAGGATCATTTAAAACATTAGGTTCTGACACTGGTGGTGGAATGGACTTTAATGATTTTAATGCAAGATCTATTTTATTATTCATTAATGGAGTTCTTCAAGAACCATATGAAGATTATAATTTTGATGGTGCAAGGATCTACTTAAAGACCCAGCCAGCTCAGAATACCAAGATCTTCATACGTGCTCTCGCAAACTAAACTACATATAGTATAGGAAACTGTAAGATAAATGGCATTAACCAGGATAACATCCAACGTCATTAAGGATCAGACAATTCAAGAGGGTAAGTTTGATAAAACTTACTTGGACGCTACTAATGCAGATATAGCGACCCAGAAGATTACTTTCCAATCTGATTTGGAGGTAAAAGTTGGTAGTACTGGTGCCACATATTTTAATGCTTCTGGAAATCTAGTAACGATAACTGCACCTCAGTCATCTGATCCAGCTTTGACGCTAGGACAAGGAAATTTAACACTTGATAATGGTAGTATTACACTAACTGGTACGAACATAGTTAATACACCATTCTTAAACTTATCGACTGATGGTACTTCTGCTGCACCATCAGTTTACTTTGGTACTGGTAATACTGGGACTGGTCTATATCATGTGGATAGTCCTGATACATTAGGTCTTACTGTAGGTGGTACATCTCAACTTACATTATCTACAACTGAAGTTACTTTTAATAATAGACAGATCAAGATTCTTAGTGAAGCAGCAAATTATGATACTGCAATAAGGTATGATATATCAACCTCCACAATGAGATTTGGTGGAGCAACTAATTTATTAGAAATATACACTGGTAGTGATGTAGTTCTTAATGTTCGTAGTATTGATGGAACAGGAAGTGCATACCCAAGTAATGAAAATCGAGTAGGTATCAACACTACAAATCCTTTAGCAACCCTCGATGTTAATGGTACAATAAGAGCAACAAGTTATCAGAATTTAACTCTTAATGATTTCCCAGTAGTAACACCAGCTAAAGGTGGTATTGGTCTAACACAAATAGGTCAACCAGAACAGTTATTACGAGTAAATCAAGCAGGTACTGAACTTGAATACTTTACAGATAACCCAGGAGACGTTAGTAACCTTGCTGGTTTTGGTGTAACTGGTGACCCCAAGGTATATGATATAAGTGCTAGAGATGCTTTAGGTGGTACTGGTAATACACTTAGATTAACTACAGATAACGTCGCCACATTCTCTGTACATAGTACTGATGTACCACAATACGTAAAGATATTTGGTATTAATACAACTAATATAGAACAATATGATAAGAATACTGCAGGTACTACTGTATTTTTCAACTGGAAGCAGCAAATAGATGATGCATCTGCTAGTTATTGTTCAGCACAAGGTGCAAGTGCTACAGCAGCAATAAATTACACATATTATGCTGCATTACTTAACTTTAAAACTGGAGTTGTTTCATCACTTAAGAAATTAAGACATAGTGCAACTAATACACAAGATTATGTTACTAATGATTCTCTAAGTTCATTTAACGAACAAAAATATAACAGTGTTGCAATATACAGACCTGATGCAAACCATGGTGTATTGTTATATCGTTATACAAGTGATGTACAAGGTGTAATTGATAGAGATGGAACACCTATACCTAATCATCTATTCCAGAATTTAAACCTAATAGCAATCTTAGGACAAAGAGATATTGGTTCATCAACTACTATCTTATTCACATATAGAGATTATGGTCCTTATGATAGAACTACATGGGGTGATAAGAACTCTGATTCATCATATAGTTCTACATATCAAGTAATTAAAACTATACCATGTAAATTAGCAGTTTCAACTGTTGATGCATTTGGTCCTTATCCTGGATGGTCTGAACGTAAAGTTGCTGCTGTAGATAGAAATAATAATATTATTACAGTAACAGATCCAGATGCAGGTGATTCATTATTTGATAATACTAACTTAAACTCTTCTTATCTTAATAACGCTAATATCCAAGTTGTACACGATGATACTGCATCACTTGAGAAAGTTGTACAAAGTGTTATCGCTAAAGGATTAAATTCATTACTATTATTAGGTGGAACTTATCACGTTAAGAATTTTATTATACCTGATAACTTCTCCCTTAATGGATCTGGTAAAGCAACTGTTATTAAGAAACAATATTTCGATACTACCTATCAAGGTACTGCAAGTCCAGAATATTCAAGATATTATTCTGCCATTTGGATGAGAAATCCATGGGGAAGTGCTGGTAGTTATGGAGTTCGTACTACAGGTACTAATCTTTATAGTGATAATACATCTGTTTCTATTAAAGATAGTAGTGTTAAGTCATTAGTTGTTGATGGTAATTATAATTGTAATTTAAGGTTAGGTGATAGTACTAGACCAGATGGTAATACACTTGTATATCTTGAAGATGCTGTTAACTGTTCTATAGAGAGTGTTGATGTTAAGAACTCTGTTGGTGATGGAATATATGCTAAGAGTGCTGTTAGATTCTCATTACAAAATACAGCAGTATTTGATAACTCACTTACATATGTAACCTTTGATAATCCATTACAAGCAACTGATGCTATAGTACTTAAAGTATCTGACTCATCATTCTTAAGTAATCCAGGTCCAGCAGATATAACTACAACTCAAGTTGTAGCATTTAACTCATGTATTATTAGAAACTCTGGTAGTGGTTTAAGAACTTATGGTTCTAGAAGTGCTAACGTAGAGAATAATCTAATACTTGGTCCTGATGATGAGTGGATTCCATCATCTGATATTTACGATAGTGACTTTAACTCAGTTAACATTACATGTGATAAAACAACTGGTACTGGTACTGGTGGTCCAATTAAATTTACATACATTGAACAGAACGTTGCTAAGGATATGACTAACGTTACTTTATATCCTTATGTTTATAAAGTAGTAGTTAATAACTTAGGTAATGAAATATTAACTGGTAGTCCAATTACATATCAGTCACAGGGTGGAAGTAGTAATATTTCTGTTCTATCTGCTGGATATGAATCGGATGGATCTGATGGTATAGTACAGATTCAGATTCCTTCTGCTGTAACACCAGGTGCTCCTAATCAAAATGATGCAGTTTATAATATTCCTTATAGATTTAACTCTGCAGTAGGGAATCCTAATTATAACTTCTTAGTTTATTTCTTAAATGGATTAGAGAAGGTTGCAATAGGTGGTGCAAATGATTACATCATAGATGGTGTACTAAGATATGATGAAGTAAATCAATTCTATGTCATTCAAATTAACCAAGCATATGTTGGTGAGTTTGCTATTAATGATGTAGTTACATTACAAGAACATAATCCTCAAACTGGATATAGTTTACCTCAGAATTTAGTAGTATCTGCTATTAGATTTGAGTCACAGTCATACGTGTTGGATCTCTATTCACCTGACTTCAATAATTATATCATAAATACATTGAATAGTAGTATAGTTAATTTCCAAGGAAATATTGACGCTGCTGCTAGAGGATATATAAGGAAGGATAAAAACTTCACAATAGCCAAGGGTGTCATCGGAGTAGTTTAAAACAATGCCTGAGAATACTAATGTTAATAATAATTCGTCGGTTGTTGTAGTCGGTAGAACGGCTCCAGTACCTACTGGGCAACAATCAGCGGATAAATCAATTCCCGTTGTTATAGCAAGTGACCAATCTGCTATTCCCGTTGAGGAACAGAATAAACAACAATCTGAAGTTGCTCTATCTTTACTTGGTATACCACGTTCTGAAGTTGCTTTAGGTATCTTTGCTGACGTTAACACATATGATGTTAACCCAACTGAGTGGACTGCTACTCCAGTACAGTTAAAGACAGTATTACCTTCAGATAAGGTAGAATATACTGGAATTCCAGGACAACAAGATTGGGGTTTAAGTCATGTACCTTCGGAAGCAGGTGCCCATATAGAAGCACCAGCAACTGAGTATGCTATATTAACCTCTAAGAGATTCTTTAGATACCAACCAGGTCGTGTTTCGGCTGGTACGTTTGGTGTTAAGTTTGGTCGTGCACCATATACAGTATTAAACAGTGCTACTGATGAACCTACAGGTAATAACCAAGAAGATTATCAGGTTTCTGAACCACAGAAGCAGGTATCACATCCATCAGTTAAGAAGTATGGTATATTTGATAAGTTTGATGGATACTATTATGAAAGTATAAATGAAGGGCGTGGTGATAATTTCTGTTGTGTAAGAAGAACTCAGTCATTAACACAACAAAAAGGACCAAGTTTCTTTACTTCAGCACCATTTAACTATGGTTCTGATCAGTATGATGACTATGGTATTATGCAATTACCACAGTTATTCCCATTACGTAGTGAAAATACAGGTGCTGTAAACGTAAATACTGCTGGTGATGCTGTTATAATTCGTGATGGATTAGTTAATATCCATGCTGGATTATTTGATGCATCCTTATTAAAAGAAAAGAGAGAAATTAAAATTAGTGGATCAGTAGGTGAATGGTTAGAAGTAGATCCAATAGAAGTAGACGTAAATACATTCTCATATAATAATACAACTGGTAGGGCATCTGTTACTACAGTCGGTGATCATGGTCTAAAAGATGGTGATAGTGTTTCTTTAAGAGACCTATTAATGACCTGTAATACAGGTACTAAGAACTATCCAAGCATGTATGCTCAGGATACATTCATAATTGAATCTAAACCATCAACTAATGTTCTTAATGTATTTGTAGGTAAATCTGTATATGACCAGAATCCAGCTCTGAATGGACAAGCAGCATTCTCTCAGTCATATGTTAGTGGTGGAACAGTCAGTAGATGGAGTTCTGAAACCACAGGTTCTTCAGTAAACTTAGACAATTTTGAATATGGATCTCAAGCTCCAGATAACTTAGGAGTTGCTAGAGTTACTACTGTAGCTGCACATGGATTAAAGGAAGGTGATAAGGTAACAATATCATCTGTTACTTTAAGTGGTGGTGTAACATTCCCACAAACAGATCGTCCTGACACATTTATAGTAAGGCGTGTTGTAGGTGCTAAAGTATTTGAAATATTCCCAGGCAAACCAGCTGTTTCAGAGTTAAGTGATACAACAATTGATATAACCAATGCATCTTACAACCCTACTAGTGGTGCAATGGTACTTACTATTGGTACTACAGCTGCTGGAACATTAAGTACTAGTGATTGGATTAAATTAAAACCAGAATCAATATGGTTAACTTGTGACTTTAATGGTGATGGTAATACTTCTGTTAAGAAATATCCAAGAGCAACAGGTGCAGCTACTGCTGGTGATTTAGATCCTGCTACAGGTGTAGATTATGGTGGTGCTGATTATGTTTATAATAGAGAAATTCAAATACAATCAGTAGATACAGGTGCTGGTACAATTACTGTTAATGTTTCTGGATCTGACTACGGGCAAGGTGCTATTACAGATACTACAACTCATGCCTTTGTTGCTGATGCAACCGCAAATGCAGGTGCAGTCAGAGTTGTAAACCATTATGTTAGTGGTGGAAGTGCAACTCCAACAACTCCTTCATATACTGACACCACAGCTATCAGTGGATTTAATTATAATGTAGCTACTGGTATTGTACAGATCACTGTTGCTGATGGTGCTCAGTATGCTGACCAAAATAGAATTAAAATAAAAGATGTATTAACAAGTTGTTCTTATGGTGCTAAGACATATCCAGCTAAGGATAATCCAGATGTCTTCCCTATTTCAAATGTAACTAATAACTCATTTACCTTTGAACTAGAGAGATCTACTGTTGTTCATGCACATCAAACAGGAACTGGTAGAGTAGTACATCAAGGTTTAAGAAAAGGATCATCAATATACATTTACAAACAAGGTAATACAGTTGCAAGTACAGGTAATGATGCCATTGTAGATGGTGGAATATACTTTGTACATGAAGTACTTGGTAAGAGAGTTAAGATAACAAGAAATCCTACCAATGGATTAGATGGTGGTGCATTGTTTACTGATGTTGCACCAATAACATTTGGTACTGCTAATTATGAATCACTTAGTGCAAATGTCAAGGATGTTACTAATGCTACTTACAATCCTACAACAGGTCAACTTGTATTAACAATAGGTGCTGGACATGGATTAACTACTAGTGATAGTATCAAACTTAAGGAAGAATCATTAATTTTCACTTGTGATTTTAATAGTGATGGTAATACTACTGATAAGTATTATCCACGTCCTGTAAACGCTGGTACTGCTAATGGTGCTGATTATGTTTATGATAAGATAATACCAATATTGGCAGTTGGAAATGACACTATTACTATAAA